GAGTAAGGTTGTCTGATCCAATATAGTTTGTAGTAACTTAGCATTAGCACCAGTTCTATCATTGTATTCTACATGGTCAAACGTCAAGATATGTCGCTCACTAGGTATATCTACATTCTTTGTGCCGACTTGAACCAAGAAGTTCGTTGGCTCAAATGGGTCCATATGTGTTTTGTTGTTACGTTTGGTAACTGTGTTCTCTACGTCTAGCACTAACCTCATGCGGTATACTGCGCTATATCTCCTGCCAACTGACAAGTAATGCGACCATGAAAGCCGCCCTTCAATTTGTTTTTAGCTACGTTTAAATGTCTCTCCGTATCGTCCATCTCACTCCCTTCAACAACTTTTGTTTTACCTATTAATATCATCAAGTCCGCTTCTGCCGCCTTGCCTGTTTTACTTCCTTCTAGCATAGATTGATCTGGCATAGCTAGTCCTTCTGCGGCGGCACTTAATTGTGACAACCAGAACACTGCACAGTTGTATTCTTTAGCTATGTTTCGGGCGTGTATCGTAGCATCTCTCAGGTAAACATCAGACTTATCACTTGTCCGTGGTGCAAACTTATCGCCCATATCTAACACTACAACGTCGGGTTGTGTAGCCTTAACTACTGCCTCGACCCAAGCTAAATCCTTACCTGTTGAGTCTCTAATATGTATGTTACTACTAACTTTATTGTATCGTAATGCCGCCTTGGGTTGGTTGGTTTTTATTTCATCTAGTGTCATGGTTGTAGCCGACGATAAGTACCTAGAACCTACCCTGTGAGAGGCTTCTTCATTACATAAAATTACACACTTAGCACCCTGTTGTGCAAACCCATGCGGAGAGGCTATAATAGAGGCGTGGAAGCTAGTCTTACCTGTGTTGGGGCGCGCCCCTAATACAATAAAATGACCCCCACTCACGCCCTCTACATTGCGTCTCAGGGTGGGTATATTAAACTTCCATTGTGTCTCTTCTGCGTTAGCTTTTAGTAATGTTTCAATACTCATATCTTCAAACTCAATCTTTAAGTTAGGGGTAAAATCATCTTGGTAATCTTCAACAATTTTTCGCAATGGTTCTAAACTATTCTGCGTACCATTAACAAAAGCATATCCTATATTAGCTACCTCTTCTCCGACGACCTGTTGAAACATTTTAGATATAACTTCATTTGCTACATCTTTATTCAATGCACTGCTGTTAGCTATCTTCTGAAATATCTTTTTGTACTGCTCCTTGTTAGATGTAGTGAGTGTCTTATTTGTAGCGTAGAACAATGCCTCTAAGTCAGCAAGTGAGATACCTTGATCGTATGTTTCCATTGCGTAGTCTAATACTTGCTTTACCTTCCTTACATCCTTAGTAAATATTTTATCTTGGCATCGTATTCCTTTATGTAATTCATAGAACTCTTTATCCATTAGAGTTTTTATTAGCGATAATTCTGTCATGTTACCTTTCTTCTCCTTCTGCCTATATATGCCCCGTTCCTATCCCACTTAAAGTAGTCCATCGGGAAAGGCCAGTAGTACCACTTTGTTGGCCTTGACCCTCCCACATTCCAAACCTCCTTAACTGCTCCCCATCGCCCCACTTGGCATAGCCCGACGCACGCATCATATTTTTTTGGGGGTTCGTTTAATGATACCCATAATGTTCTCACTTATGCGGCGGCTTTTCTACTTGAATTACAAGAGGCACATAAACACCTACCATTTTCTAAAGTAGTTTGTCCTCCTTCTGACCAGGGTATGTTATGATCTCCTTGTACCTCTTTCATTAACAAAGAAGTACCACACACTTCACACTTTTGATTTGCTTTTATCCATAAATTATATTTCATGTCTGAAGAGAATAGACGTTTGGGGTCTAACTCAACAAAGTCTTTTTTTCCTGTACAATATTTAATAATATATTCATGTAAGATGTTCACTCTGAGTGATATGTTTTTTAGTGTATGCGTCGATCTCTGACTAGCAATATGATACATATTAAATTCTGGTTTTCTAAAAGCTAAAGTTCCATCTTCTGTATCTAACTTTGCACTATCATATTCAAATTTTTGCAATCCTTTTAAAAGTAGTTCAGGAGAAATTTTGTATTTTTCTCGCAACCTTCTTATTTGAATGTAAAAAGTTAGACTTCTTGATGTTCCTTTTAATAAATGTTCTTTGTCCGAAAAAGTTTTTGCCATGAAATCATAATTTCTTTCTAGTCGTCTCTGTAACCTAGAAAGAACAACAGGATCATTATATTCTGGCTTCATTAATTTTTCTCTCAAGTTCTTAGCCGAATTACTGAAATCAAATATCCCTACATCTTTAGCTTCTTTTGATTTTTTATCTGGTTCTTGCATATAAAGCATTTCATTTACGCATATGTATAACGCGTCAGAATATTGTTTGTACCTTTTATTACTAAAGTTTACTTTATCTGTATAATATTTGTGTCGAGAAATATATTTAACTAACTCATTAAAGTGACTAGGAATAGCCCACTGTTTTTCGCTAGTAGTTAGACCAAAAGCTAAATTTAAATATATAAATTGAAATGCCATTTGATGTTCTGTGTAACCTATCATCAGACTACATGATATATTTATAGTATTAAAATAATTTTGTGCCTTCGGCGTAATGTCCTTAAAGAACTGCCCTGCTTTTGGGTAATCTTCTTCTTCTAAATAACAAGTTTCTGGAGGTATAAATATAAACGATTTGGATAATGAAAATTCGTTTCTCATAAAACTTATTATTGTTTCCATTCTTTGTTTGCCATCACAAATACCAAAATGAAAACCTTTAGTAATTCTTCTTTCATGTTGCTCATCGTATACTTGATAATAAAGTTGTGTTATATTATACCCATTAAAAAGATTAGTTATTAAACTACACTTAGCTTCATTTGACCAAATCCCAGACTGTCGTTGAAATGGTGGATTTAAATCGTACAATCTCCAGTTATCAAAAAGACTTATTAGTGTTCGAGTTTCATAGGTTGTTTTCATTTATAGTATTCCTTCCAATGTTTGTATGTCTGCCTCTTTTTTATATTTTATATCATCTTGTAGCCGCATAGCTATTGTCTGTCTACCCGTCCAAGAATGTATTTCTTTTCTGTATTCCAAGTTTTTGTGTGATGCGTCGGGGTCTAGGGCAACAATTACCTTATCGTAATCTTGAATATGCTCCATATGTTTCACAGATAATGATGTACCTAAGATCGCCATTCCTGTTACATTTTGCCACGCACTACATATAGTATACGCACTGATAGCGTCTTCGACGATAACAACACGCCCATTTGTACCACCTTTACACGCCGTATAAACTACTGCGTTTCCTGTATAGCGATACCACTTAGGCACGCCACCATCTAGCGACCTACCCGTTGCATCAATAAGCCTACCATTCTCTCTGATAGGAAAGACTGCACGCTTATCTTTAACGTCATATAATAACTCAGCATCATGTAAGTTCCACTGATCTCTGAACTTAGTGACTAGCCCGTGATCTGCTGTAGGTTTTACAACGTACTCAGGAACCACCCATAACTCTGTAGCCTCATCATTATATTCTGCATTTTGTTTGTGTATCTTGTTATATATTTCGTGCGCTGTAAGTCCTTGATGGACTGCCCCTTTAGCATTGCACCTTAGCTTGTAGCAATGATACAGAATAACGCCGTCGTCATTGCTAATAGATAAAGTGTTCTTACTATTACAGCTAGGGCAATCAACTCTTGTGGCTCCCTCATTAGGTAGATCCAGAGATAGGACAAACTCCCTAATGTTCATCTAGGTTTCTCCCTTCTAGTGCCTTCACTGCACCACTGTATGTATTAACTAAGTAAGGTTTAACTGACTGCGGCGATCTATGTCCACTGACTTGCATAACACCAGCCAAATCAACACCACCCTCAACCATTTCAGTGATAGCTGTACGACGTAGATCCATAGCCCTCAACTCTCGCGGTAACTTAGCCTTATCCTTAACTTCATTCATTAAGTAGCTAACCTCCTTGATGTTGTAGGGTGTATAGGATTGCCCGATAGGTCGTACTCTGGGCGCGACATATTCTTGAAAGCCAAAGTCTTTCTCTTGTTGTCGTAACATCTTAATTAAGTTGTCACTAATCGGTAGATGTACTTCTGCACCTCGCTTACTTTGTTTAATGTCCAGGCGTTTCTCATCGAAGTTAATAGCACTCCATTTTAAGTTACGCATATCCCCGACACGTTGCGCCCAATCGTATGACATATGAGTAATCAATCCAAT